AGGTATGCCTCAAGGTATGCCTCAAGGTATGCCTCAAGGTATGCATCAAGGTATGCCTCAAGGTATGCCTCAAGGTATGCCTCAAGGTATGCAACAAGGTATGCAACAAGGTATGCAACAAGGTATGCCTCAAGGTATGCAACAAGGTATGCCTCAAGGTATGCCTAAGGGAATGCCTCAGGGAATGCATCAGGGTATGCAACAGGGTATGCCTCAGGGAATGCATCAGGGAATGCAACAAGGTATGCCTTCGGAAGTAACCACAATTGAAGATTTGTTTCAAAAGGAGGATAATGAAATTAAAAAGTTAAATCTAACGATGCAAAACAAACTCCGTCAATCTCATGATGGATTAGGGACTTTACAAAATGTTGAAAACAGGGAAATTCAAGAAATGCAACAACAGGCTATGCAACAACAGGCCATGCAACAACAGGCTATGCAACAACAGGCCATGCAACAGGGTATGCAACAGGGTATGAGGCCGTATCAAATGGCACCCCGGATGGCAAATATGAGTTTTGAGGGTTATAATGAACAACTTTGCCAATGTTATGATAAATTTAATAGTGATCGAACAGTTTATATAATAATAATTGTAATTTTGGTGATTATTTGTCTTTTATTATTAAAAAAAGTTCTTCATGTAAGATAAGTGAACACTTTAAAAAAAAATAGTGTTAAATTTTTTCAAAAATAAATTTGATTTTTGAAAAAATTTTTGTTATAGTAAAAGGTGATGAAAAAAATAAAACGAAAAAAATTAGGGATTGGTTTTATTTTATTAATAATTTTATGTTTTATAATAATTTCGATAATTGTTGCTTTTAGTATAATATGGAATGAATGTTCATGCGGTGATGGTGAAAATTTTCAGAAAGTAATGTTGGGAATTAAGGAGAATAAAAAACTGAGAGACGAAGAAATTTTTGCTAGAAAAAACGGATACGGAATTGTTTTAATTGCGGGCGGTCCTGTTTATGGGAAACTAGCTTTGGAAAATGTTAAAAGTCTTCGAAAAAAAGGAAGTATTCTTCCAGTGGAAATTTTTTATCTGGGAAAAGATGAATTGGATAATGAGTATATGAAAGAGCTTGAGATTATGGAAAATATTTCATTAGTTAATATTTTTGATTATTATGATTTATCAAAATTAAAATTTCCATCGAAAGGCCTTGGATGTTTTCTTTCAAAATATTCAACAAATCGAGGTAGAGGATTTGTTTCCAAAGCTTTAGCATTAAAATTTTCAAAATTTAGGCATATTATTATTTTAGACGCCGATAACCTTTGTCTCCAGAATCCCGATAAATTGTTTAATAGCCGATTTTATTCCGAATACGGGGCGATTTTATGGAGAGATATGCATGAAGATTTTTCCCAAGGTGTTGGTGTAAATATCGGAATCTTTGACGCCATGAAATTTAAAACAATTGGGAAAATGTTAAAAAATTTATCCACTCATTCAAATGAACAGGCTTTACATAAACTTGGATGGAGTACTAGTATGCCACAAATATGTTCTGCTCAGTTAGTTATGGATACCGTTAAACATAGTCTTGGAGTTGATTATATCGCAAATATAAATGAAAATGCTGAAATAATTTATGGGGATTTTTGGGGGGACAAAGATACTTATGCGTTTGGTTTGAAGCTAGCTGGAGAGGAATACTATGTTGTTCCCCAAAAACCAATATTCATGGGTAAAAATTGGAAAGGTCAATTTTATGGTCATTCTTTTATCCAAGTTTACCCAGATGATAATTCATTCTTGTTCCAACATAGAAATAGTCATAAAAACCAAAAAGATGAAAAATATAATAATCTACCGGATGAATACAAATATGCATTACCACATCAAGTTCCTGTACTTAGAAATCTCGAAATTATGGGTTATGATTATGAAAATGAATCAAGAGGGGGTTACAAAAACACTCGAAATTTCTATGAAAAATTAAAATTTCCCTTTAAAAATATTTTTAATTAAATACAATTTATAAAAATGTATTTTATAAGAATATATGAACCTTAACTCCGGAAATTTTAAAATTGGTATATTAGTACCGTCAACGTCAAGAAATCGCGATTGGGAAAATATAACGGATAGTTATTTGTATAGCATTTTCCTAAAATCTTTCTTATTAACGTATAACAAAGAATATGAATATGTTATTTACGTTGGCATTGACAAAGACGATAAATTACTTATAAGCGTTGAATCGCAGCAAGTAGTTCAACGTTTAATTGGTATAATGAAAAATGTTACTTTGAAATTTATTGAAATTGATTGCGAACCGGGGCATGTTACTGAAATGTGGAATTATTTATTTACAAAGGCATATAATCAAGGGTGTGATTATTTTTTCCAATCTGGGGATGATATTGAATTTTTAAGCAATGATTGGGTAAAGCTGAGTATATATCAATTACAAAAAAGTCGTGGAATTGGTGTTACTGGTCCGGTTGATTTAAATAATCCACGAATTTTAACCCAAAGTTTTGTTTCTCGGAAACATTATGAAAAATTAGGTTATTATTTCCCAAAGGAAATAAAGAATTGGTATTGTGATGATTGGATAACTGAATTATATATTTCGATTGGTAAGTTATTCCCTTTAGGGACACATCTTTGCAAGAATTCTGGAGGGGCGCCAAGATATAAAATTGTTGGAACTGTTAGTAAGGGGGATCCGGTGAAAAAATTATGTAAAGAATTGGTTCAGCGGGATATTCCAAAATTTAAATAAATTTATATAAAACTTTAATTATATAAATTAATGATGAGTAATATGGACAGTAATATTCCTTCAATAATTAACACCGGGGATTTATTCAACGATCAAGAAGTGATTGTGGAACATAATTTTATTGGATCTATAATTAATTCAATTATTGACCGCGCGTATAGTCTAAGTGAAAGAAAAACAGAACATCCGTGTTTTGGTAGGGAGTATGATTTTAATTACAATGCTTTAGTGATTTCGGGTGGGGCGATGTTAGGATTTGGGGGATTAGGAGTAATTGATTATTGCGAGGATCAAGGATATTTAAAAAATATTAAAAAATATTATGGAACATCTGTTGGGTCGATGATTTGTTATTTATTAATTCTTGGTCATAAACCAATTGATATTTTTGCGCAATTATATTCAAATAAAATTTTAGAAAAGGTAATTAAAAATAATATTTATGATTTCGCAAAGGGGGATGGAATGTTAAATTGGTTAATTATTGAAAATTTCTTGTTAAAAATGTCAGATAACGAAAGATTTACTTTTCAAGAATTTTATCAAAAATTTAATGTTGGATTTAATATCGTAACTTATAACTTGAGCCAGGGGAGACTTGAAATTTTAAATCATTTAAATACGCCAGATCTTGATTGTTTAATTGGAATTAGAATGTCGTCAAATATTCCCGTAATTTTCCCTAAATTTTTATATAAAAATGATATTTACGTAGATGGGGGGATTGTCAATAATTTTCCAATTGATTTATTAGAGGAAGATGATATTGGAATTGGTATAGATTTATGTGGATGTAATTCTTTAAAATCCGAACATAAAAGTTACGAGTTTATTTGGAATATTGTTACTGCTCCGATGAAAATCATTCGAGGTAAAATTATTGACAAGTCATTAGAAAAGAAAAATTGTGATATAATTACCTGTAAAAGCAATTTTGGAGCATTATCCTTCAGTATAAATATAACTGAACGATTAAATATGTACTCGACAGGAAGGAAAAATGGTGAAGATTTTTTCAAACAATAACGCGATTTAAAAGTTGAGATAATAATTATAAATGCCAAAGCAAAAAATTTTTGTTAATAAAATTCCATTAACGGCACCCCCTTTATCTAAATCCCAAAAATTTTCACAAATACCAACTTTGTATTTAGAGTTAATTGAGAATAAAGCCAAAATTAAACCATCACTGGTTAATAAGGAGTACCAACCTCCCGATATTTTGACCGAAAAAGTGGAATATAGTGCAGATGACGGAATGGTTTATGACAGTGAGAATAGTAATTCCCCACAGCCGACGCAAAATATTTCTGAAAGAAATAATTATTATTCGGAATCCGAAGACGAAGCTGGAAAGTTAGAAGCCGGACTTTTCGAATTAAAGAAAAAACTTAAAAATCTTAAAGGTAATGACGAAGAATCTTCTGACAAAAATAGCAACTTTTCGGAAACTTTAAACTTAGAAGATCTTGATTCCAACGAAAAAATCGATTCACCAATTCCAGTTGATTTACAATCAAACAGTTCAAATTCAAGTGATTCAAAACAAGGGGATGATCTTGGAAACAGACTTAATAAACTATTGGATAGTGATTATAATGAACAACAAACACCAAGCAGTGATGGTTATAAATCTAGTCATAAACCGAGCAGTTATAAAACATCACGTTCGAAGAGTTATTCTAGATCTCGTTTTCCACCAACACTTGCTGAACTGGAGAAACAAGGAGTATACGAGCCGGTTCGCCACTTGGAAGAAGTTGAACATAGTGGTGATGATGAACAAGATGAAGAAGATTTAAAAAGAGAAATGTTATTTAAATTTGAATTGCTTAAAAAATCTTATACCGGCGCGGATGTTCCGGATTTTTCTATTCATTCGGATTATAAGACAATGACGCGAACATATGAAAATTGTGTTAAAAGGTTATCTTTAGATTCCTCGGTTGATTCCTATAAACAATATTTAATTTATGGATTTTTAGCGGTTGAATTAGGCTTGAGTTATTTTTTCAAGTTCGATATGCATGGGTTTACAAAGCATCAAATAATGAATATGAATTCGTATGAGAAATTACTAGTGGAACTGGGTGAAAAATCATATGTACCTGGAGATTCCGATTGGCCAGTTGAGTTACGTCTGTTGTTGTTAATTGTAGTTAATGCAGCATTCTTTTTAGGTGGTAAATTATTGCAAAACAAAACAGGGTCAAATATTTTTGGAATGATCGAATCAATGGGAAATACTGTAAATACATCTGGGAATGTGGCGAATAATATTAAAAAAAGAAAGATGAAAGGACCTGAAATTGATCTAGATGAATTACCAGACTGATTTTTAAAAATGAAAATAATTTAATAAAATATATAATTAATATAATTAATATAATGCGTATCCAATTAGTTTCAGATCTCCATTTAGAAAATTTGGATAATGATGATATTAATCTTGATGATTTTGTCCAACCTGTTGCAGATATTTTAATATTGGCGGGAGATATTGGAAGTTTGTATAGAAATGCCCAACTTGAGAACTTTATTAATAAAGTGTGTTCAAAATTTAAAGTTGTTATCTATGTTCCAGGAAATCATGAATATTATTTTAAAAAAACATATTTAATTCCAAAAACAATATATGAACTTCGAAAGGACTTATACAGTATGTTGAAAAAATTTTCTAATTTATATATTTTAGATAGGAGTTGTATTACGATTGGGGACATTGTAATTGCTGGATGTACATTTTGGAGTGATATTGGGGATAACTTTTTCCCAAAATTCAGAGTACGGATCCATAATTTGCTACCCAAAACATTTAAATATTATCATGAACGGGATATCGCTTTTATTAAAGCTGTAAAGCATGAGTCCGAGCGTAATAATAAAAAATTAATTATCGTTTCCCATTATGCTCCGAGTAAACTTTTATTGAATCCTATGCATGATAATGATCCTTTTAACTATCTATATGCAAGTAATACCGATTATTTAGTTGAAAATGGTATTTCTTGTTGGTTATATGGGCATACGCATTATAATAAAGATGTTTTTTTGGGGAATTGCAGAGTAGTTAGTAATCAATATGGGAGAATAAAAGATAACATTCGAGACTTTCGAAAGGATTTTTCAATCGAAGTTTAATAAAATTTTTAAAATTATTTTTATCATAATTTTAAAAAAAGTTTTATTTATAAAATAATGAATGCTCAATTAAAAAAATTATTCACTCAAGCTAGTTATGATTATGCCCAATTAAAAAATGTTGTTGATGAAATTATGGCATCTGGGTTTAAGCCATCAGGGGCAAAAGGGCAATTTACGAAACAAGATGTAATTAATTTTACTAAACAAAGCGGTCAAAAATCACCTCAAAGTCCCAAAGGAACTCGTCGGGAATCCGTTCGTAGGAAATCTAATAGAACTCGTCGAAAATCCCACCGAAATCAGAAAACAACTAGAACCCGGCGAAAAATAAAAAGATCCCAACCTCATAGGACTGGAAATATTACACGAGGTAAAGGAGTCCCAACCGAGTTGAAAAAGTTAGTTCGAGGTTGTCTTTCGGACGATAAAGATTGTATCGTTGAAAAACGCGGACGAAGAAGTAGAACGAGAGGAACCAAGGCTTCTTCAAAGCAAAAAAAGGATAGCTCTGATGGGGGTTCATCATCCGACGTCAGTTTTTCATCCGATGGTGAAAGTGAATCGGATGAAAAAGGACATTATCTATCCATTGACGAGGATTCCCCTGGAGATTCGGATTCGGATTCGGATTCGGATTCGGAACCTCAATATACACCGACAATTGGTAAAGACGATATAATCAAAGCATTAAGAGAAATCGAAGTTAAAAATGACAGGGAGTATGGGCCTAATTTCGTTGAAGAAATTACAAAATGTTTAGGTTTGATTTAATAGTGAATATGTAAATTCTAAAAGATCATTTGTTATTAATTTTTCTCCGATTGGCAATCCAATCGAGGTTGTATATTCTTGAAAATTTTCCCGAAGTAATTCCAAATTTAAATTTAAATTATCTTCAATTTTATTTAGGTTTAGTTCTTTATCAGAAATAAGAAAATTTTCATCAAAATTTTCTGACATGTTTTCGTTCTCCATTTTAATTTTATATAAGTTAGAACTTTAGATTATATAAATTAAATTATTATCCCGGATGAGGAATTAAATAACATCCTGCAAAATTGTTGGTAAAAATATGGTTTATGGCAAAAATCGAAACACAAAATTCCGGTTTCATCAAGCATTTTACAGTAATTCTTAAACATTTCTCTTAAATTAATATCATAATTATCTTTCCATCTAGTAAACAAAATATTCTTGTTTCTAATCATTTTCAATTGAAAAATCACTTCTATTTGAAGGAGATTCATGCTTTAAATCGTTATTAAAAACATTTTCAATAAGTTCATGCGAACTATTTGATAATTGATCAATGTCTTCAGATAAGCTTGACGAATTTTTTGAAGATTGTAAATTTTCAATTTCAATAGGTTCGTCTAATTCGGCAAGCTCGGCTTCCAGTTCTTGATCTAAATTACTTTCAGTTTCCATAGTATTAACTCCGTCGACTGGACCATTAAAAACACGGGATCCTTGTACATTGGTATGAGCCATAGATTGATTAAAATTACTTGGCGAATTTAGATTGGGATTTGGTTTTTGAACTGGTAAATTATTAATTACCCTAAGTAATTGGTTAATTAAAATATCTTGACGATTTACCTTATCTTCGAGATCTGATAATTTTTTTGATGTTAATTGAATGCTTTTATTTAATTTATTATTTCGGGAAACAAAATAAAAAGTCAGTCCAATTAAAATAACACTTTCTGCTATTATATGAATCAGCTGAGAATTTTTTCCAAGATTAAATGTCATCCTTTTGTTTATAATTTTATGGTTTTTTAAATTATAAAGAAATGTCATCCTTTTTTCTTTCATATTTTTAAGAGTGGTTTATGAAATTTAAATCCTATTTAAATTTCATCAATATACTAAATTCTATTAAACCTTTTCCTTTACATTTACATTTACATTTACATTTACATTTACATTTCCATATTTACCGTCTTGATTCGCGCATCCTTGCTATGCGCCCTTGGACGAGTATTCACCTTCTCAGTTTCGCCATTTTTAAAATTTCTAATCATCTTATTTAGAGTCGTTGCATCCTGTTTATTTAGAATTTCAAGTACCTTCTGGAAAGAAATCTTATTTCGATCCCTATCTGCAATATGCCATTGATGACAGTCTTGCATTACTTTATATTCTTCCTTAGGAACCACAATGTGTGTTTTTTTAATAAATCTTCGAATATAAGCCGTATTAATTTTATTGGCAATTTCGTACAAAGTTCGTTCATAACCATCAAAAATATCCGCAAATCTGGGATATAAAAAGTATAAATGTTTACTCATCTCTTTATCATTTCGAAGCTGTAAATACCTAAATTTAATACTTGGTTGGTTTCCACGAATATTGTACAGAAACTGGTATTCCTTATTTACAAGTTTAATTTGTTGTGTAAATTCAGGACCGATAAATAAAATAACTCCTTGACGCGTCGTGAAAGATTTTTCATTAACATATTCACACATTTGATTATAATCTTGGAATTTCAATTCAATGGGCTTTGGCAGAAGCATATTATGATCAATGGAAAACTTGTTATTAATATATGTACCGATATGGTATAATGGTTGTTCACTAGCAAGCGACACAATCCGATTTTCATTCGTATTTCCAACTAAGAAAATATATTGACAATTTTTATCAAGTTTTTCAACAAATTTTTCAAAAATTTCCGACTCGGAAACATCATTCCCAAACACTTTCCTGAAATCTTCCCTTTCAGTGTACATTTTCCAAAGACCTTTAACAAATAAATTTCCAAATGATTCATTTGAACCCCACTTACTTCTGAACGCATTCAGTTTCCTATGAGTTGACATGTACCATTTATTACTGAAGAAAAATCTAATCAAAGTTCCTTCCTGAGATTTAAAAAACCTCACATTTCCATAATCGATCTTAATGTTAAAATCATCCAGAGTATATTCAGGAGTATAAGGGAATCCGGAAAAAATTTTTTGATCCCCCTTGAAAACCGCACCTCTAGTTTCTTTAATAATTCGATGACTTTTATCATTACAATTTACATAACTGTAAAGCGTAATATCATTTTCGGGGTCAGAATCGCATAACTTAATATCTGATGAAAAAGTTTGAATATACGCATGCTCATGATTTTTGCTATATTCACCTGGCACAGTTGCCAATGAAAGATTATCAAGACTATCCTTAAGTTGATCCATATTGCAATCGTTGCAATTTCTAATTGTATTTTCGCCTGACCCTGACATTTTAATAAACATATTTTAAATTTTAAATATGTTTATTAAAATGAATTCAAATTATTATATAATAAATTTACTTGAAGAAATGGAAAAAAAACGAAGCCAAATTAAAAACCTCGAAAAAGAATATGAAGTAACAAAAAAAATTATTAAAAAATTTATGAATGAAAATCAAACGAAAAATTGTAAAATGGGCGATTTTACAATTAAGATAAATACAATCCATAGACAATCCATCACAAAAGATACTATTCCTTGTGACCTTTGGGAAAAATATTCAACAATTACGCAATATGACACTATAAATATCAAAAAGAAATAAATTATTTCTTTTGATATTATATAAATGAGCACTACTATACCGAAAGAAATCCAAATCCGATTGGATAAAGCCAGTAAAAGACTTTACAAAGCAGGGACAAATTGGGTCAGGGTTACCCCACCAAATCCGTCAAATATCGTTTTTTTGACGATCCACTTAGTAAAAGAAGTTCAATTAGCCATTAGAGACAAGCATTTAGGCCAATATAAAAAAGAATTAGTTGTTAAAATACTTATCGAAATTGTAAACAAGGAAGCAAAATTTGAAGAAGAACTTCAAAAAGAAGCCGTTTTATTTGTAATCGAAGAAACTGTCCCATCCACGATTGATATGATGATTGGAATCGCAACGGGCGAATTTGACCTTTTTAAAAAATTTAAAAATATGCGCAAAGGTTGTGGCCTTCTATGTGGATGTTAATAATAAAATATAAATTAAAATACTTTATTAAAGTTTTTGTGTTAATTTTATTAATAACATCCAATTAGTGACCGGGATCCTGGGAATCCGGGTATGGTCTGTCCAGACAGCAGTTATCAATACATTCAGAATCCAGATGCAATGTGTGTAAAAGTGTGTGACGATGAAAACCAATGTGGGAAAGATCAAATATGCACACAATACTCGGGATTTGGGGATTGGAATTTTTGCATAGACAAAGATAAAAAATCTAATTAACCGCCACAATTTTATATTTATAATTTACGAAATTATAAATTATTTTTGGATTTTAACTTTTAATTTATTTTATTTAATTTCGTAAATAATTAAATCCGAAAAAAGTAATTCCTGAAACTAAAAAGCAATAAAAAAGTTGATCGCTAAGACATGAAACACCAACATTAATATTATCTAATTTATTATCAATATCTGTAAGAATAGATTCTAGTTTTTCAAGCTTTTCTTGATTCAAATCACATTGTTTTTTGTTATTTTCAACTTTTTGTTCATTTTTTCTTGACTCCGTATAATTTTTGATTTTTGATTCGGATTCTTGGTTAGATGTAGAAGGAATCTCTTCAAAAGGATCCTCGTTATTTTTCCCAAAAGTAAACATTTTAATTAATAAACTATTTTTTTAAAATTGAATTAAGCTTAATATAATTTAAAAAATAATGAATATTAATAAAATATGAATACACAACTTACTAATGCTTCTGAATATGATGTCCAAAAAATTATTTTTGGAAAAGTTGAAACCAAAGAAGTTCCCGGATCTAATCCTCCGATCAAGTATAGCCGCGTTAAAGTCAGCACCAAGAATCAAGACGGTTCAGTTGGCGACCTGGTATTTGCAACTACAGAGGTTTTTAGTTATGGAATTCAAGAAAATATGAGTATGGATGGCAATTCTGTTAATGGTCATGTTATGCCACTTTGTCTATGGAATAAGGATGGAAAAACTCCTGAAGAAGATGCTTTTGTAAAAGGTTTTGATAAAACTGTTGAAAAAATTAAAACATGGTTGGTTGAAAACCGGGATGAAATTGGAAAATACGATCTCGATGCCGGGGAACTTAAGAAACTTAATCCACTTTATTGGAAACGGGAGCGAGGGAAGATTGTTGAAGGACGCGGTCCAACTCTTTATCCAAAACTTCTTGAACGGGATGGAAGTATTGTTACGGATTTTTCCAATGCTGAAAATGGTGAAGACATGGATCCTCGTGATATTCTAAAAACCTATTGTTATGTAACTGCGGCAATCAAGATCGAATCAATTTACATTGGAAATAAAATTTCTCTACAAGTGAAGATGACAGAGGGCGATGTTAAGCTTCTTGGAGCTGGGAAAAAACGTCTTCTTAGACCGGATGCAAAACCGCGAGTAGTTATGCCGACACCTGAGGCTAAGAGAGAAGATGTTGCGGAGGAAGACGGAACAGTTGAAAGTGATGAAAGTGATGGTAGTCTTAGTGATAGTGGAGATGATGAACCGGACGTGGGGAAAAAAACCCCACCAGCTGTTACCAGGAAAGTTGTTAGGCGGAAACCTGAAAAGTAAAAAACAATGTAAAATTAAAAGTAAAAAACAATGTAAAATTAAATATTAATTATTTAATTTTCTTATTCTAAAATGTTTAGTAAACAAATACTAAGTAGTTTAATAGAAACTTGTGAAACCGATATAACCCTGGTTAAAGAATTGATGGAAAATTGCGTTGCTGCATCTGTTACGGACGTAATGTCCGTAATATTAACGAAACTTGAAAATATATTTAGAGAAATAAACCAAAAAACAAATTATGAACAATCTCTAAAAGAGTTAACGGAATTAAAAGAAGATATAAAAAGAGAGAGAATCTTCCGATGTTTTACTAAAACAAAAGAAACCGAGGAAATAAGAAGTTACCTAGAAATTGCTACAAAAATGGTTCTTATTTATTGCAATTATTTAATTGAAACAAAGCTTCATTGATTTAATAAAGTTAAAATACTTTATTAAAACTAAATCGACAACGGTAGGGATCGAACCTACGCGGGCAAAGCCCAATGGATTTCAAGTCCATCTCCTTAACCACTCGGACAC